TGACTCCAGCATCAGCAAAGCTAATGGTAGTGGAGCTGGTGGCCGTAATAATCTTGTCGCCGTTTAGCTGGTAGTGCGGGTCGGAGGCCCCAGAGCCCATACCGGCAATAGTGACTGTATCTCCAACTAAGAACTTGTGAGCGACGTCGGTGGTCAAGGTAGAGACACCAGAGACCCGAACCTTAGTGGTGACGTTGGCCGCGGTAGTGTTTGGGCGCAGGTCCTTTACAATCTTCAAAGTCTTGCCAGTTGTTACGTTTTTGATGTAAGCAGGCGCGGTCATAGGCCCGGTCAAAGAGAAGACAGGAGCCGTATTAGTGTTACCGACGTTGGTAATGGTCGTGTTGGACATCGACCCGTTTACAGTGTTGATAGCGACGTTGCTAGTTACATAGCCGTCGGTAGCGTTAGGATTCCAGCTATATTTGACAGGATCTCCGGCACGGAGCTGAACGGTGAAGTCAATGCGACCACGAGCATTGACCGAGTCCACTGTAGGCTGACCGACAGTGCGGACATAAGCCGAGGTAAGTGGGTCCTCGTTAACTTTGAGCCAGCCACCGGTATAGACAAGGTCAAGTGCCTCCATAAGACGCTGTCGAGCCGCTGGAGCGTACTCAGGCTTTGGAGGTAGAATCGAACCTGAAAGAGTGATTTCGCGCGGTAGCCAGCGTCCTCGCACGTCATAGGCACCATCGTCGAGACCGCGAGGGATGTTTGGAACTTCCGGAGCAGGTAGAGTCCACCAACCTTCAATGTCAGTGCAAATCCACACAACCTTGTTTTCGTCGATGGTGTTTAAGACCAGTCCGTTGATGCTGATATCGCCTTCTAGTTTTAGACCAGTGATGTAAGGACGAGTTTCTATGTCTCCCGAATAAAGTTCCCGCAGCGAGTCGTGAACCGCGTCGGTTTCCTGAGCCTGAGTCAGATTGTCAGAGAACTGAGTGGCCTCGATGGAGTTCTCAATCTTTAGGGCGTCGGCTAGTAGCAGCTCGCCGTCAGTTCCAGCCGCCACCTGATATAACGAAATACTTACGTATGCGTCTCCAGCTGCCGAAGCTTTTGTGGCAGAGACGCGCACCCAACCGTCTCCCGCTGTGATCGTGGTTGTAGAGCTTATTAGATTTGTAGTAGCGACGTTGCTGGAGTTATAGTAAGTTATTTTGGCTGCAACACCGCTACTGTCTTCTCCAGTAGGCACCTTGAGGTATCCAGACACGGTGTAGGTTTCGCCAGCCGTAATGGCAACTAGAGAGGACACCACTCCAGTAGCAGCCAGGTTGCTTCTAGTGATCTGCAGAGAAGACCCACCGATAAATGAGTCGGTAGATACGGCAGAGATAGTGGCGTTGGCTAGGGCTGTGTAGCCGGTCGTGCCGGAAGCAAAGGACGGATTAGGGAGTAAGTTTTCGTTTATCATGTTCCGGAAGGTAGTCCTAGTTTTTTGTATAGAGAATCAAGTTCACTCTTATTCTTAACGTTGACGACTACAACGTTTGGGGTAGCATTAGCAAGTTTAGTGAGGACAGGCCCTAGCTTCTTTAGCTCCGGGTCGGAAACATTTAGAGGGTCGCCAGTTTTTCCAGTAGGGCCTACCGGAGCGGCCGGTGCACCAGGTGTCGGAGGAATGTAGGTAGGAAGGTCCGGAACCATAGCCCCACGTGGGACGTAAGGTGATTTAGGTGCGTTAGGGTTTACTGGCGGAGCAAGTAGAGAGTTATACTTACTTTGAGCACCAATTAGCGCCTGCGTCAGAGCGGTCGTCAGATCGTCTTTTTTATCCTTGTCTAGGGTTTTGGTAGGGTCTCCCGCGTATCTGTAAGTTTTATCAAACTGTTCTTTAGTTATTCCGAGAGCCTTATATACATCTTGATTTGCAATCAGTTTTCTAGTGTCAAATTTATACGCCGCAGAGTCCTTCACTCCGCCATCTGAACTAAGAGCACTCTTCAAAGCACCAATACTAGTGCTAGTAGTCCCTAAGTCGGCGGCCTTTTTGTCCCGAGCTGCCCACTCAGCTTCTTTAGCATTGGCTTCGGCTAAAGGTAAAGTGAGTGGCTCCCCTGTCTTAGGGTCTATAACGGTTCTAGTCTTATCCAGCTCTTTGTCTTTTATGTACTTTGTGATGGCCTGTACACCTTTACCGCCTCTCCCTCCCTGCTCATAGATAGGAGCGAGTGCGGAGATAGCTTCTTCATAGCTACTAGTCGTTGCTGACATGTATTGCTCAATGTCAGCAATAAGCTTTTTCTGCTGAGTTGCGGTGCCTTTTGTAAACGTATCAGCAAAACCCCCCGTAGCTAAAGTCTCAAAAGCCTTTTTAGGGTCGGTAACGCCTTTAATAGCAGCATCTTCAATTTTAGATGTAGCCGACTTAATTATGTCTTGAAGCTGAGTACCAGTAGCTCCAGCACCTAAAAGAGCGTCATTAGTGTTCTGCTGAGTATCAACATTTTGAGCCGTCATCTCAACTAATTTAGCTTGAATTTCTATTTTTCTTTGCTTCTCAGCGTCGCTCTTGTCTCTTTCAGCCTGAGCCGCTGCATCAAATCCAGACGAAATAGCCGCACCGATACCAGTTGCTGCACTGGCAAGCAAGCCAATAGGGCCTGGAATCATAGCTGTTACAGCAGAGATACCACCGAGTGTGGTAGTCAACGCGCTAGGAACGGAGGACCCCATCGATCCGAGCATTGCTGCGGCCCCGCCGACGCCTGCAACTGCTCGAGCTCCGGTCATAAGCCTGTTACGGGCATATTTAGGCTGATAGCCACCACTACCATCGCCAACTACGCCCTGAGCTGTTTGCTGTAGGCTAGCTTGGTAAGCTTGAGCGGTTTTTGTGTTTTTACCATAAGGCTTACCAGTCTTAGGGTTGATCGGTGGACCCATCATTCCGATGGCTTCGTTCATAAGGAACTTGTTGTCAAACTTGCCCTTAAAGCCGAGCTTCTGCTGAGCAATAATGACTTCGTCAATTTTATCTCTAAGCTCTTTAACCTGCTTCTTGGCCATACCGGCGTCTTTAGCCATCTGAAGCATCTTAGATGCCTCACGAGTGGCTTTGGCTGCCCTATTCATAGCGTAGATTTCAGCTCCAAGCTGCTTAGTAGCGCCCCATGCGCCGAGACCACTTCTCCTGAGAGTGTCGAATTGAGTTGCAACTGTATAACCTCGAGCAGTCATCGCGTCCATAACAGCAGCAGTTTTTCCAACAGTCAGGAACACCGTTTTTGTTATACCGGCTATCACCATAAACACAGATTTAAATACAATAATCGCTAGTCCGATTGCCAAAAATACACCATGGATACGTCCAATAACATCGAGGAACATCTTGACAACCGGGTTATCAAACGCCGCAACAAGTATATCGCTAATTCGTTTTAAAGTGTTAAAGAAAGCCTCTAACGCACCTGAGTCCGAGAACGCAGCGATCAGTTTAGCAACACTAACTAGCATTGCGGCAAACTCTGGGCCAGCCTTAGCGCCGTCTTCAAGCATCTTTTTGATCGGCTCAGCGGCACCCCTAAGAATGGTCCAGAACTGACCGATTTCAGGTCTAGCGGCTATATCAAAAAGAGGCTTAAGTAGGGCTCCAATAGAGCTTAAGGCAGTGGTAGCATTTCTAGTAGATTCTTGTAGCCACCCAGCAAACTCGGCGTTTCCAGTGAATGCTTTAAACCCGTCAGCTAATTTTTGTAGCCATTGGAGCATAATGCCGCCGGCTCCCGCATTCACATTTCCGCCAGGGAACGTGGCTTCAAGAAGATTTTTTAGTCCACCGAACACAGACCTAAATACTGACCCCAGAGATGCAGCCACATCTCCGGCAAGTGTTAGGAAACTCTCTAAACCGTCACTTTTTCCCCAGTTTTCAAAACTTTTAGCAGAGGATTCCACCCATTTAGTAAATCGAGTTGTCAGCGGCTGAGCAGCCTTTAGAACTCCTAGAATACCTCCGAAGGCACTTCCAGCAGCTCTACCAAAAGCCTCTATAACTGGCTTAGAGCTCTTGAAGAACTCATCTAAAAGCTTAAGATTTTCAGGAGTAGTAAATGCATCTGCAAAAGACTTAGAGGCATTGCCCATCGCAGTGCCTAAAATATTTAAACCACTCTCTAGGGTAGGGAATGCTTTATTAACTAAGGTCTGAATAGCTGTCTGAAGAATAGGCAAGAATCCGCTAGCGGCGGCTTCTTTTAGTTCATCCATTTTAGGCTTTAGAGTAACTAAGTATTTAGCAAAATCTTTTTGAGATTCGGTCAACTTGGCTAGAGGATCGGCTATGGCACCGCCACCAGTAGGGCCTTTCTTAAGATCCTCTCTAGCTTCCTTGTTACGAGCTTTAGCACGTCGGTATGCAAGTTCAGCTTGTTGAAACTGTAGTTCCGCCTCACGACGGACTCGGCTGTCTGGAGGCAGGTCCTGAACTCGAGCCAACTCTTCGCGAGCCCTCTCCAAGCTAATAGCAGCCTCTTCTTCAGAAAGAGCCGCCTCTTCTGCCTCAAACCGTAGGTTTCTAAGCTCACGCCTAGTATTTCGTAAAGCTCCTTGAAGTTTATTCTGCGGATCCAACATCGCAGACACCGCTTCGCCAACACCTCCAAGCGCGATCTTAGCTGAAATCATACCAGCGCCCATGCTGGCAAACGCGCTACCTACTGCTACTAAGGAGTAGGCAGCTTGGCCTGCAACTCCAACTAGGGTAAGGAGCCCGCCGCCAAGAGACCCGATAGTACCGCCTAGGACGCCAAGAGCCGATTGCATAGCATAGGTTACTCGCTGGAAGGACTGGAAGGCAGCCATAGCCATCTCCGAGTCGTCCTTCATCTTACGAAGGGACCCGGCAGCCATACCGATACCGCGAGCCGTACGCTGGATTTGGTTCTCGTCCTTGTGCCACTTAGCGCCAGAAATTACGCCCTTTTCAAAGCCACGACGCATATTTTCAATGGTGCTTGCGGTCATATCGCGCTGGTCTAGACGCGTAACAAATCGGCTATGCTCACTGCTGGCGCGGTGAAGGAAGCTCTCATAGTCAGCTAGTTTTTGCTGCTGATACTTATTGAAGGTTGCAGCCTCTTGCTCATCGACACGGCCTGAATAGTCTCTGAACTTAGTTAGCTTATTAGCCAGGTGTTTTTGGACTAGGTCATTATAGACCCTGTGACGATCTAAGAGGATGTCTACTTTTTTAGCAGCTTTCTCTCTAGCCTTGATCTCTTTGTCAATCTCTTTTATCTTCTCTTTAGAGATTACTTTGTCGAGCTTACGATCCTTTAGAATCCTATCGCGATCTTTTACATTTATCTTGGCTCGTTTAGCGATCTCTTCATGGACTTTTTTAGCCGCTTCGCCTTGCTTTTTTAAGCCTTCAGTTTGGTTTTTATAGGCCTCTAGTAGTTTTTCAGAGTCTGCAATAGCAGAGGAGACGTCGGCAATAACCTTAACGTAAAGCTCACCGAGCTGATTTCTAAGTGCCACTGCCGACCACCACCTAACCTATAGGACTATCTAAGATCGAACCAAACGGTTTGATCTCATCCCCGACGATCGGGGTAGCTTCAATGAAGGCTTTAGTAGCCTTCCGCTCTCTAGGATTAAACGGCTGAATCACTTCAGCCGGCTCGTCTGGCTCGCCAGAGATCTCCGAGTCAAAGTCCCTGTACGACTGCTGACTAGAGTTATCGCTAGAGGAGTATCTATATTCATGGCTATATAGCTGAGCATAAATACTCTTTCTAAATTCGTCTTTATAGACAGACTCCTCGTTCGTGGAGTATCTATAATCTTCCTCAAAGAAGTAGTGGAGAACGTCTAGCATGTCTGATGCATCCATCTCTGCCAGACGTAGTCCATTAGTTATTCCTTTGCCATTAACATATGGCCAGAGGTTTATCCCCCAGTCTAGGAGGCCTCTGGCTGCCCTTCCGGGCGGTTTGTGTACTCCTCGATAAGCCAAGTAGAGATCTCGGTTAGAGTCTCAAGAGACACGACGTTCTCCTTGCTATCTAACAGCGCGTCGAAGCGAACAAGGCTGTCATGCGTAAGAACGCTGCGGAAAAATCTTAGGGTGACCGCGCTCGATGTAGCCACATCGTCCGAAGCCGAATCCGAAATAATCTCTAGCAAAACCTTGCCTTGAATTGACGGAATGCAGGTGAACTCTTCACCATACAGTTTGAATACGATAGGTTCAGCATCGGTATTAGTGCCCGAACCAAAATCTTTAAATCTAGCCATCTTTGTATTTTCTTCCTAATAGACAATCAACCCGGACTATCCAGGCAGATATATATATTTTACATTATCCGTCAGGAAGCGATTTGGGCGGGACCCAGGGTGTTTGACTCGTTTGGTGATAATAACCCTAGTTCCACCCTTAGGAACAAACTTCAATGCGCCGCCAGGTTTCTGCGGGTAGATCATGTGTGGTCTAGTTCCTTCATGAACATACATCGCGTATGGTACAGATGTACCTATTCGAATTGTCTGACCTTTGGTATATCTCTGATGCCTATAGACTTTAATAGATCTTTTTAGCCTACCTGCGGTAGGCCCTGAGCCGATTGGAGCCTGATTCTTAGCATGACGGGCCATTCTTCTAGCACGCTTGTAGAGATCAATTCCTACGTCGCCTTTAGTGTCTTTAAATACGCGGTCGAGAACCCTGGTATTTACTTTCATGGTGACTTTATTAGCCATTACGGCACCGCCAAAGTTAGCTCCATAGTGACAATCTGAAAACCGCCCTCAGGCTCTGAAACGTCGACATTCGCAATAACACCAAGACCGTAACTACCATCATTCCATTGATCGAATAGATTTAGAGATGACATAAGGACCCAGGCATCAATTGCCGAGATGTAAGAAGCCTCTTCAATCTTTTCAGCTGTAGGAGGTCTACCGTTCATTCCGACCACGGGGAACCCTCGAGCAATACTGATATTAACAGTTGCCGTTCTAGGTTGGTTACAGCGCATAGGCTCACTTACAGGGGATCCGGGAGGGCCTAAATATAAAGAAGCAAGCGACACAACAATTTGATCGCAGTCTACAACAGGGGACCCAAGAGTCCAGTAACGACGATTAGGCAGTGGAATATTGTATGACTGAAAAACGGAACATACTTTTTCAAGTACGCCGTCCATCATATTCTTCAGATTAAGTGCATCCTCATGAATGTCACTAACATCCACTGCCATCGCCATTTTGGTTATTCTCCGGCTTCTTCAGCAGGGGCTTCCTCAGCAGCAACAGGTACAATGACCTCTTCTACTACAGGGGCCTCTACTACAGCTTCGACCTTCTTAGGGGCAACCTTCGGAGCAGCAACCTTTTTAGGGGCTACGACCTCCTGCTTTGCACCACCAAGCATGTCTTCAGCGCGGAAGTTTGTCTGGATTCCTGACATTACTTACCTATCTTTCCTAGTTGTACAACTTGACCTGGAGGTTACCAGTTTCAAGCTCCGATACGGTCTCAACACCATCGACGGTCTTGGTGGCGTATAGGGTCCATGTGCCTGGGTCAACCATTCCCAGTGTTTTATAAGCATCATCATAGCTTATGTTGAATGACACCGATTCGGCAGTTACGTTGGTTGTAACGTAGCTTGAGTCGATATCGAGTGCCTTGTTGCCAGAGTTATTTCTGATAGTGACTAGCGGGGTCCAACCAGCCTCGTCAAAGAAAATAGAGACGTCTGCACCAGTTTTACCAACAGATGTCCACGAAGCATCGGTGTTGCGAACCACGCTAATGTCAAAGTTAGCATTGGCAGCTAGAGCAAGACCCTTTGGAGTGTAGCGACGTCCACGTGGTACGTCTGGAGAGAATACCCGAGACTTAGCGCGAGCCTTGTCTGGGTTGACAGTCTTTAGGAAAAGGTCAACAGCATACAGACCAGTACGGACATCGTCAATGAAGTCCTGAGAGTCTAGAAGTGTGTAGGAGACACCCTGGCGAGAGATTGAGGTCACACGCTGAGGAAGAGCACAGTCTTCGTCGCCGGCCCAGAGCTTTGCAAACTCCATAGCCAAAGTGCGAGCAGCCATCTTGCCGCTAGCAGGGATAGTGGAACCGTAGGTGTATGTGATTTCAACGTTACAAGGAGTCCAAGGGACACCTGCCGCAGCTTGAAGCACCGAATGATCGACTAGGTAGTAGCTGCTAGGGTCTAGGATTCGACCATCACGGGTACGTACAGAGTGAATCTTAGTTACTGGACGCCCGCGTAGTCGGATTCGGGACTCGGGAGAGAGGCCATCCGAAACCAACTCAGCGTATTCCTGGAAGTCAGTGATCGGAATGTTATAAACTTCACCGGCAATAAGTACGCCGTAGTAGTTTTTGGAAGAAGGGCCTAGGCGGTACGCACGCTTAGCACAGACGTAGCGCTCAGTGACTGTAACCTCGCCAGTATACTTGCGACCAGACATGGCCCAAAGTAGGAATGACGCTGTCTCACAAGCCTCCTGAGCGAACTCAGTATTTGCGTAGCTGCCCAGCTCACTTGGCTGGATCCACAGAGATGTTCCCATAAGTAGTTCTTCCTAGATATGAATCTGGCGGCGTGCTGGCATGTCTTGCATACCAAGGCACGCCGCCTTCATCAGTTTCTGCTATTAAGCAGTTGGGTCTTCGTTAGAAGCGATGATACGGTCCACGGAGTTGTCAGCGTTGAAGTTGACGTTACCAGGAACGTTGTAAGCTGTACCAGAACCTTCGCCAGCAAAGTCAGTAACTGCGGTGTAGGCAGGAACTTCAGCAGCGCTTGGGTTGATAACAGTGATTGTAGCGCCCGTAGGAGCAGCAGTCGAGCTTACAGCATTAGCAACCTTAGCGTAGCTAATGGTGTTGCTTGTGCGTGCCGAAACAGTAACGTAGCTAGCACCAACGGTGTTAAACGTGCTGTCGATACCGGATACAAGGATCTGGTCACCAACGGCGATAGCGTTAGCCGAACCTGTGTAGGTTAGGGTAGCAACGTTCGAGGTTAGAGCAATGTTGGTTACATCGAACTCATCAGTAGCTGAACCATCGGTCCAGGTGTAGAATCCGTTTAGGCCAACTGGAGCCCATGTGGTGCGTGCGTATGAGTAAGGACGCTCTGCAGCAACTGGGAACTCCCAGCGGCCGTCAGGACCTGAACCGAACTCTACGTTTCCAAGGCCGTAGCCTTCGAAAGTGGTTGCAAGCATGCCGTTTTCGATTACGCGGTCGCCAGACTGACGTAGCTTGGCGAATGGGAATACCCAGTGGAAGTAAGGAAGAGTAGAGCTCTTCTTACCATCCTTGATGGCGTGTGACCAAGACTCGATAGCTACACCGTAGCCAGCAGGGTCATCACCAACAGCTGGGGCAGCCCAACCGATTGACTTGTTGTTAGGGTTAGCATAGGTTCCTAGGTTCTTGCGAAGAAGTAGACCACCAGAAATTAGGTTAGTAAGTTCTGCGTCTGGCTCACAAAGAGCAAGTTCCATGGTGATACGCTTTAGAGTGTCTGGAGACTTGTAGGTCACACAAACAACGCCGTTAGCGTTCTTTTCTGTGATCTCGTCGCCCTCTTCATACTCTGGGGTGAACGAAACACGCATAAAGCCGGATGTAACATAGCTGTCGCCGGCTGCGGTTCCTAGTGAGCCGTCAGCGTTCAGGCGGGTGACACGGATCGACACACCCTGAATGCTGGCTGCATATTCTTGAGTAGCCATATAGCTATTCTCCTTAGGTTAGGCTGTTAGATCGACTCGAACAGCTAGGTGGATGGATGTATCGAAGTAAACCGCTGCAGGGCGGATTGCTTTGATACGCATGTCATTCGCGTTACCCGACACATCGTAAGCTTGGCTTAGATTGTCGTTTACGACATCAACATCGCCCACGTAAGTGCGGACGGTGCCAGTGGCGTAAATCCATTTGTTGTCTACAGTTGCAGATGCTCCTGTAGCTCCGTCAGGTCCGGTTCCGGTATAGCCTGACCCCACGACAACTGGAGTACCACCTAGTGTTTGTAGGTGCTCCTTACCAGCTTCGTGGAAAAGCATGTTTGAGTTGCTAGCAAGAAGTGCTGCAACATCGC